TGACCCGTGATGCTCTCAAGGGCGGCGGCTATGACGCTCTGGTGACTCGTATCCGTGAAACCATGCACCCCAACGGTTTCAGCTTTACCAAACCCACTTCCGGCTACACCGCTTCTCCCACGGATGCACAGCTTGCGGCATCTGCCAACTGGTCTATCGTGGCCGACCCGAAGACCATTGCGCTGGCAAAGATCATCACCAACGGCTAAGGAGGTTCACCATGTTCTATGTTTCTGACGGGAAAGTGTATGTGAGGGAGGGGGATCACTTCCGTAATGTAGGCTTTACCGCAAAGGACAAGGTGATTACCCGGCGCGAACTGGAGAGCACTTCTGTGGTGATGGGAACGGTAGTTGTTGATACCCTCAACGACCCAGTACCGCTCACCCGCGAGGAAGTTATCACCAAGTTTGGTTTATCGGAGAATAATCCTATTCCCGTTATCAAGAAACCACGCAAGAAGGCGGGAGAACCCGTAGAATGAAAGGAGGTAAGAAACCGTGCAGGAAGCCGAGAAAAACGCATTGGTAAAAGCCATGGCGAATGAAACCGACGAAAGCACGGTTTCTGCCTACCTTGGCATTGCGGCAAGTAAGATTTGCCGCAGGGCATACCCGTTTGACCCTTCCATTATGGAGGTTCCGGAGCAGTACAGCTATCTACAGGTGGAGATTGCTACGTATCTTCTGAACAAGCGGGGCGGAGAGGGTGAGCTGTCTCACAGCGAGAACGGAATTTCCCGTTCCTACGAGAACGGGGACGTTCCGGAATCCATGATGCGACAGATCGTTCCCATGGCCGGGGTTCTGTGAGGTGACAGTGTGAGAATCATGGAGCGAAACAAGCAAAGCTTCTGGTATCTGCTGTATGACCGGAAAGTGCCTGTCACCGACGAGGACGGCAACGAAACCGGCGAGGAAACTGTTGTGTACAAACCTGCCGTTTCCTTCCGCGCCAACGTATCCGCTGCGACCGGGGCTTCTCAGGTGGAGCAGTTCGGCAATCTTGCCGGGTATGACAAGGTCATCGTTACGGATGACATGACCTGCCCCGTTGACGAGAATACCGTGCTATTCCTGGACAAGGAGCCTGTGTATGACGAGGACGGGAAGCCCCTGTATGACTACATGGTCAGACGGGTGGCAAAGTCTCTGAACTCAGTATCCATCGCCGTTACGAAGGTGAGCGTGTCGTGAGCTACAAGAGAATTGTGGTTCCGCTGTCGGTTTCCGGCATCCAGAAGATTCAGGACGAATTGAAGGAATACAAACGCTGGCAGAAGGACAAGGCAAAGGAACTGACCGAAAGGCTGGCAATGCTGGGTGCTTCTGTGGCTTCCATCCGGTTCTCACGGGCTGTTTACACCGGGATGAGGGATGCAACCGTGTCCGTCGTGGCAATCCCGAATGGTTACGCCGTAAAGGCCGATGGGGAATCCGTCCTTTTCATCGAATTTGGAGCCGGTATCACCTACGGAACCGGACACCCGGAAGCGTCGGAGTTTGGCATGGGGGCTGGCACCTACCCGGACGGGAAAGGTCATTGGGACGACCCCAAAGGCTGGTATCTGCCCAAAGACAAGGGCGGCGGCCACACATACGGAAATCCTCCTGCAATGCCCATGTATGAGGCGAGAAAAGCGATTGAGCAGGAGCTCCCGAGAATCGTTATGGAGGTGTTCAGGGCTTGATTGATATTGAAAAGCTGATCTATACCCCCATTGCCGAGGCTCTGCGAAAGCGCTTCAAGGGCATTGCGGTATCCGGCGAATATGTGAACGCTCCTCCAAAATTCCCCTATGTAAGCATCGTAGAGCAGGACAATTATATGTCCGCGAACAGGCTGGACAGCAGCGACCGGGAAAAGTTTTCCACGCTGATGTACGAGGTTAATGTCTACTCCGACAAGGCGGGAAGCAAGAAAAGCGTCTGCCGGGAGATCATGGGCGTTATAGACGAAATGCTCTACAAACGGAATTTCACGCGAATTTCGTTGTCCCCTGTTCCGAATATGGAAAACGGGACGATTTACCGTCTGGTAGCCCGGTATCGGGCGGAGACGGACGGCGGAACAATTTACCGCAGGTAAATATGCTTTACCTTTCCGTAAGGGCGGAAAGAGAGCCGAAGGGCTGCTTCACAGGAGGCAGCCCGTTTTTATTACAACGAAAGGATGATTAAACATGGCCATAAGCACGTATAAAGTTTTCCTGATGAAAAAGGGAACCACCGGCAACACCTACGAAAAGCTCATTGACATCAAGGAATTCCCTGATCTGGGCGGCGATCCGGAGATGCTGGAAACCACTACCCTGTCTGACAAGATGCAGACCTACATCGCCGGTATCCAGTCTCTGGATGCGCTGGCGTTCACCGCGAACTACACTCTGACTGACTACAAAGCGCTGCAAGCGCTGGCTGGAAAGACCGAGAGCTACGCCGTATGGTTCGGTGGTGACGAGGCTGGCGGTTCCCTGACCCCCACCGGCAGCGACGGCAAGTTCAAGTTTGATGGTCAGCTGACCGCCTACGCCACCGGCGGCGGCGTCAACGAGGTTGTAGACCTGAACATTTCCATTGCCCCGTCCACGCCCATTGAGCTGGACGACGCGACCTGAGCCAAAACACAGACCACACATTTTTAAGGAGGATTAGCGATGGCTAAGAAAATCTGCATTCCCTACAACGGCAAGAAGTACACGCTGGAATTCACCCGCTCCACGGTTTCCGCCATGGAGAAGACCGGGTTCTCCATCAATGAGCTTGGCGACAAGCCCGCTACCATGATTCCCATGCTGTTCAGCGGCGCTTTCGCGGCCAATCATCCCAACACCAAGGTTGCTACCATCAACAAGATTTACGACGGTCTGAGCAATAAGACTGGCTTGGTAAAGGCGCTGACGGAAATGTACTCCGAGGCCGTGTACACCCTGCTTTCCGATGATGAAGAGGAAAACGAGGGAAACCCCGGCTGGGAAGCAGTCGAGTAAGCGAACTTCTTTCCGAAAACGGAGGGGGTGGGGAGACCCCTACCCCCTCTTACGCTTACACAAATATCTTCAAGAAGTTATTCCCGTACTATCTTGCAATCGGCATGACCTATGACCAGTTCTGGAATCAGGACGTGGAACTGGTGAAAGCCTACCGGGAGGCTGACAAGATCAAACGGGACTTGAAGAATCAGGATATGTGGATGCAAGGGGCTTATTACTATGAAGCCCTTCTGGATGCCGCCCCGGTTCTGCGGTTCAGTTTCAGCAAGAAGCCGCCGAAGCCGGTTCCCTACCGGGAGCAGCCCTTTGAGCTGCACACTGGGCAGCGGAAAGCGGCGGATAGTGGAGAAAAGCAGCTGACCCAGCAGGAAAAGAGCGACAAAAAGGCGAAAGCCATGATGGAGATGTTTATGGTATCCATCAACAAGAAATTTGAGAAGAAGGGCGGTGAAGGGAATGGCTGACAATGTGGAAATGCAGGGCATTGAATTTCAGATTGTGAATGACAGTGCCGCGGCATCCGCAGGGGTGGAGGTTCTGGCAAAAAAGTTGACAGAGCTAAAAACGTCGATCAGCGGTTCCACAACTGCCCTTTCCAAAGTTGCAGCGGGAATTTCGCAGATCAAGAATTCCGTGAACAACATGAATACCGGCGATTTTGCGAACAAGATAAACCGCATTAGCAACTCCCTGAGCAATCTGAAAGGCCAGACGGACAGCCTGAAAATTTCCGCGTCCATCGGAAACCAACTGGCGGCCATCAATCAAGCAATCACCAATCTGCCGGACACCCCCGGAGAAAAACTGCGGAATCTGGCATCCGGATTGCAGCCTCTGTCCGAGCTTGGCCGGTCTAATATGACTTCCTTCATCAACCAGCTGAAAAAGCTGCCAGAGGTCATCCAGGAGCTTGAGAAAGCGGATATTGATAAGTTCACTCAGCAGATGAAAAACTTGGCAGCAGCCATGAAACCGTTCGCTGACGAAATGAACAAGGTTTCCTCCGGGTTTTCGGCATTTCCAAGCAGAATTCAAAGGCTGATTGCATCGACTGAGCAGTACAACGGTACGGTAAGGCGGGCAACCACAAGCACAAATGCTTGGAACAGTGCGCTCAAAGCAATCAGCTTTGCGGCCATATACCGGGCGGCGGCAAAGCTCCTGGGTATCGCAATTGCAAAATCGTCCCAGTATACGGAGGATTTGAACCTATTCACCGTTTCAATGGGGAAGTACGCCGAGGAAGCCTATAACTACGCCCAGAAGGTTTCTGATGTAATGGGCATTGACCCCGCTGAATGGATGCGGAATCAGGGCGTCTTTAACACCATTATCACAGGTTTCGGTGTGGCTGGTGACAAGGCAGCGTTCATGTCCAAGAACCTGACGCAGTTGGGTTATGACCTTGCCTCCTTCTATAATATCGATTTTGAATCGGCAATGCAGAAGGTTCAGTCCGGTATTTCCGGAGAACTCGAACCTCTGCGGCGGCTGGGTTACGACCTGTCTGTTGCCCGGTTGGAGCAGGAACGCTTGAATCTTGGAATTGACAAGAGCGTTTCCAGCATGACGCAGGCGGAGAAATCCCAGCTGCGGTACTACGCCATGATGACGCAGGTAACGCAGGTGCAAGGTGATATGGCACGAACGCTGGAAAATCCGGCAAACATGCTGCGGGTACTACGGGCGGAACTGGAACAAGCCGCACGTGCCGTGGGAAACATCTTTATTCCGATTCTGACGAAGGTTCTGCCAATTGCTATTGCTGTGGCAAGCGCCTTGCAGGAAATCATAGCGGCCATTGCCGCCCTGTTCGGGGTAACGGTAAAGTCCCCGAAATGGGGGGATGCGATTGGGAGCGCTTCTGCCGGGAGCGGTGCCATTGCCGACAACATGGACAGCGCCGCCGGGTCTGCCAAGGAACTGAAACGATACCTTGCCGGGTTTGATGAACTGAATGTCCTCCCCGACCAGAATCAGGGCGGCAGTGGAAGCGGAGCCGGTGTAGGCGGTGGAGACCTTGGCTTAGACTTGCCGGGGTATGATTTCCTGAAAAACGCAGTAACCACGCAGATTGACGAGTGGAAAAAGAAACTGGAGCCGCTTGTTTCCTTTGTTAAGGACAATCTGAAAGAGATCCTGGAGCTTATTGCCACAATCGGAATTGCGCTACTTGCATGGAAGTTGTCAAACGATTTCCTGAACGGAATTATGGCACTCAAAACGCTTGGGAAAAACGGCCTTTCCATTCCGCTTACGATTGCCGCAGGCGTGATTCTGACAGCCGCCAGTTTTTCAATCGAGTTTAGAGCCATTAAAGACGCCATCGAAGATAAGCTCAATAGCTTCAATTTCGGGGAGATCATTCTGAGTGGTTTAGGCGGAACTGTAGGCGCTGGGGTTATCGGAAAAGGAATTGGGCAGCTAATTTTCAAGGCGTTCAAAGGAAGCGCTGTAGCCAAGGCGATTACTGCTGGCGGCGGAACGATAAGCACGGGGCTTATCGGGGCAGCCATCGGTGGAATCGTTGCTGGAATCCCAATGTTCGTTACCGGGGTATACGACGCAATCATGAATGGGCTGAATACCCTAAACGGCTTATTGATTCCTGCGGGGTCTACATTAGCTGCTACGGGAATTGGCGCAATCATTGGTACGGCGATAGGCTCTGTTGGCGGCCCTGTTGGTGCAGCTATCGGCGCACTCGTTGGCCTAGTAATAGGCGCACTGACAGACCTTGGTATTCTGATTTACCAGAAATGGGATGAAATTTGCGCTTTCTTTGCACCTGTTGCGGAATGGTTCAATGTGAACGTAATACAGCCCATATCCGGATTCTTCTCCGGCCTTTGGGATGGAATTGTCGATACGTTCTCTCCTGCCATCTCGTGGTTCTCTGATTTGTGGGGTAGCGTGAGCCAGACATTTGAGGATGTCTTCTATAACATCGGAGTGCTTGTGAGCGGGACGTGGGAAACCATCAAGATTGTTTGGGGTATCGTTTCTGACTGGTTTGACACAAATGTTATCCAGCCTGTCGCCTCGTTCTTCTCCGGCCTTTGGGATGGCATATCTTCCTGGGCCATAAAATCGTGGAATAAAATCAGCACTGTTTTCTCTGGAATTGCAGCCTGGTTTGACGCAAACGTCATTCGCCCGATTGTTGGATTTTTCACGGATTTGTGGACAGATATAACGGTTATATTTGGGAAAGTAGTCGGATTTTTCAAAGGAATCATAAACGGCGTTCTTTCCGGACTTAACTCGGCAATCAGCTACGCATTCGGCGGAATCAACAGCATTCTCCGCAGTATCCGAGGATTCAGCATTGCAGGATTTACCCCGTTCTCCGGTCTCCGGGAAATCAGCGTTCCTCAAATTCCGATGCTTGCCGACGGCGGTTTTGTAGACCAAGGTCAGCTGTTCATTGCCCGCGAAGCCGGGGCAGAAATGGTTGGCTCCATTGGCAGACGGACAGCGATTGCCAACAACGACCAGATCGTTGAGGGCATCACCTACGGTGTTCGGGAAGCCAATGACGATGTTGTTACTGCTATCTATGCTGTTGCTCAGCAGATTATCGCGGAAATGCGGAATCAGGACAACGGAGGTGGCGGTGGATATGACTTCGACCGGGCTGTCCGGGACGCTCAGCGCAGGAACGCAAGAATGTATGGATAAACGAAAGGAGTGAAAACGGCATGAAGATGATGCTCAAGATAAACGGCGTGGACTTCATGCCGTTCATCGCCAAACAGGGCGTAAAGTGGCAGCGCAACGACATTGACGCACCCAATTCCGGGCGCACAATGGACGGAACAATGCAACGTGGCCGGGTGACAACCAAAATCCGTCTGGACATCACCTGCCGCCCGCTAAAGGCTGAGGAAGCTATGACCGTGTTGCATACCATTCTCCCGGAATATGTGACCGTGGACTACTACGACCCTATGAGCGGGTACCGCAACAATGTGACCATGTACTCCAACAATAACCCTGCATCTTTCCTGATAGAGAAGCCGGAAGACGATTGGTGGAGCGGCATTACCTTTCCCCTGATTGAGAGGTGACGGGCGCTTATGCAGAACGTATCACAGGAATACCGGGACATTGTAGCTGGCAACCACTGGTTTGAAAACCGCCTCTGCATCGGTGATACCGGAAAGCTAATTGACAAAAGCGGAAGCGCAATCACGTTCGGTGGAGTGCGCATTCTGGTAGATAGCGGTGGCGCCGAAACCGGCTACGGTGAAGAACTGCTGATATCCATGGAGCAGAAGCAACCGCTTCTTTCAGATTCTCCTGACGTTGGAAAAACCTGCGCCGGCGAGATCAACGTTGAAATGATTCATCCATATGGTGATATCCCAAAACGTGCGCTTCTTCGACCATATATCAGAGCTGCAAATGAGAATGCCGCCTCTGAATGGCTGCCACAAGGAAAGTATTACATTGACAAACGGAGCGAAGGAGAGATCGGTGACCGGACAAAACTAACGCTCCACGGATACGACGGGATGCTGCTTCTGGAAGAAGACTATCCGGCAGAATCCTCCCTTAACTGGCCTGCAAAGGACATTGAAGTTCTGAAAGAGATTTCCGATGCAGTCGGCATCTCGCTTGATAGCCGTGTATATCAAAT